ATATTAGAGTAATAAAATTAATGAAAGAGGGTTTCTCATTTGAAACTCTTCGTAATTTAAATGAAAGCCAAATTAATGTTCTTTATAAAAGAATTGTGAAGGAAGTTTCCGAACCAAAAGAGGCTACAACACAAACTGTTAAAAAAACAACATATAGTAAAAGTGAGGTTGATAAGATTAAACAAGACCAGGGTGGATTAAATGTAAATGGAACTGTAAGTCCTAATGATGATGGTTCGGTTACGGTTACCACATCTGAAGAGATTTCTGAAGACTCTAATTTAGATGCTGCAGTTGATAAAGATAGTGGATACGACCCATATGCCGGTAATAGTATTTCAAATGATGAAGGACCGTCTAGTAACGATGGTGATAACAACGCTGATGATGGTATGTCAATAGAGTCTGAAATAAAAGAAAAGGCAGTTTCAAAAAAACAACAAAAATTTATGGGTTTAGTTAAATCTTATAAGGAGGGTGATGTAAAACCATCAGATGTTTCTAAAAGTGTTAAAGACGCAGCTAAATCCATGACAAAAAAAGAAGTTGATGATTTTGCGAGTACAAAACACAAGGGCTTACCAACTAAAGTTGAAAATACAAAAAAAGAATCTTATCTTCGTAATGTAAAAATGATTGAAGAATCATTGATTAAGTTAGTTCAAAAACACATTACGCCCGTTATGACAAAGAAAGATTTAATGAATTTAGTTGAGCAAGGTCCTGGTACAAAAGAGGCACCAACAAAGACACCAACTAAAACACCATCAAAACCAGAAAGAAAAAATCCTTATAAACCAAAACATGCGCCAGCACCAAAGGCTAAGAATGATGATGAAACTTTCACAATGGAATTACCGTCATTTTTAAAATTTGACAATTTAAATATACAATTTACAGATGAAAAAAAATCTTAAAGAAGCCCCAATAGACTATGGTGATAGACCTGAAAGAATGTCACCTGATATTCAGAAAAAAATTGAAGATAGAGAAACTCCTTTGTCTGACTCACCAGCATTTCCAGAAGATGAGGGTGATTCTTCATTTGAAGAATTAATTGCATCTAAAAGATTTAAAGATGTAGTAGAAAAAGTCAAAAGATATACAGGTCTAACAAATGTTTCAGGTCAAAATGCCTTTATGCAACTTCAAATGATGTTGATGCAAGCTGTACAAAAAGTAAAACAGATTGAAGGTGGTAATGAAGAATATTTAGAAAATTTAGCTGTTGATTTAGTTAAGAAAGAAATGTCATTACCTGATGACGCATTTCAATTTGATGTTGAGTTAATTAGTTCCCCATCACAAATGGATACGTCAAAAATGAGAAAACAATCAGAAGAACCATCTTCTGAAGATATTGAGGAAAATTTTGGAGTGTCTGAAGATGAGGCTGAAGAAGATTTGGATAATTTCATGGCAGCTTTTGACAAATTTGACATGGAAAAAGCTAAAAGACGCTTTATTAATTCACTAATACAAGGAGCGTCAAAAAAGGGACACTATATGTTTAGCTTAGTTGAGGAGGAATTAAATAGACTAAATCCCGAACTTTTAAATTTGTATGGTGTGTTGATGTCAATTAACGATTTGATTTATTGGGTTATGCCCGATGAAGCGGCACAGATGATGGCTAGTTCAGGTCAAGGTGTTGCCGGTTCCGAAGAAATAGACGAAACAACAGACCCACCAACAATTAAAGCAAAGGGTATGTTCTTCCCTGTCTTAATACATGAATTATTAAAAGGTGTGTATGAGGTATTGGGAACTCAAGGTTTACCTGATGACCCAAAACAAGCGGAAATGGTTATGGCATCTCAAGATACATTACCATATGAAATTTGGGATTTAAGATTAGGTCCAGTTATTTGGGAAAAATTCTTAGAGGTTTATCCTGACGAGTTGTTTGAAGAAGATATGAGAGAGATTCAGAATTATTTATTCTCAAGATTCTCATCGTTAAGTACTGAACAATTCTTTGAATTAGCTAAAGAAATATTATCAGGTAGTGAAGATGGTAAAAAGGCAGTAAGAGCCATGGTTGATGAAATCATACAAGAAATTAAAGACGAAGAATACGAAGAATCTATGAGTCAGTTCAGAGATGACGATGAAGGGTTTGACTTAGATGATTTCTTAGGTGGTTTAGGTATCGGTGGTCCTGCCGTATAAAAAGTAAAGAAATGAGAACATGGGTTTATCTAGAGAACAGGCAATACTTGAATATGCACGTTGTGTAAAAGATACTCCATATGCTCTAAAAACTTATCTTCAAACCTACGACAATACACAGTCGAAATATGTTCCATTAGAACTGTTTCCTGACCAAGAAAGTTTAATTAAAGATTACGACAATTACGAAGAAAACATCGCTCTAAAATATAGACAAGCGGGTGTATCTACAGTCACATCTGCTTGGGTTTCTAAAAGACTGGTAACCTCATCTAAAAACAAACCTGAGAAGATTCTAATTATTGCAAATAAGTTAGATACATCTCAAGAAATGGCGAACAAAATTCGTGCATTTGTTGACCAATGGCCTTCTTGGTTTGGTGTTACATTTTCTGTAGAAAAAAATTCACAAAGACACTTTAAATTAAGTAACGGGTGTGAGGTAAAGGCCGTCGCAACATCTAAAGATGCGCTTCGTGGTTATACACCTACTATCCTTATTTTTGATGAGGCTGCGTTTATTGAAGCCGATAATGATTTCTGGTCTGCCTGTATGGCATCACTTTCTACCGGTGGTAAAGTTATTGTTATATCCACACCAAACGGTTTTGACCCAATTTATCATTCTATTTACAGTCAGGCTGTAAAAGGTATGAACGATTTCAAAATAACAGAAATGTTTTGGTATCGTGACCCCCGTTATGCTAGTGATTTAAAACTTATCAAGGTAAATGATATAGTTCACTACATGTTAAATAGAGAAGAGTATAATGATGATGAAATTATCATCAAATATGGTCACATTGACCCTATGAAAAGGGACTTTACTGAAATCACAAAAAAATTTGAAGAAGGATATAAACCTTATTCTGATTGGTTTGAAAGAATGTCAAAAAAATTAAAGTTTGACAGAAGAAAAATTGCTCAGGAATTGGAGTGTAACTTCTTAGGTTCAGGTGATAATGTAATACCACAAGACACTATGGACAGAATAAAGGAAAATGACATAATGGAACCCATTAATAAATTTATGGGTAATAGTGTTTGGCAATGGAAAGAACCTGAACTTGGTCATAAATACATTATGGGTATTGATGTCTCTCGTGGTGATAGTGAAGACTTTACAACTTTTACTATTGTTGATTTTGATACTCGAGAACAGGTATTGGAATATATAGGTAAGATTCCACCTGATGTTGCTGCTGAAGTTGCATATAAGTGGGCTACAATGTATTCTGCATTTATTGTTATAGATATTACTGGTGGTATGGGAGTGTCTACATCTAGAAAACTTCAAGAAATGGGTTATAAAAATTTATATGTTGATGGAATCAACATGGCAGATAAATGGAAATATAATCCAAAAATAAATGAAAAAATTCCTGGTATTAACTTTAACTCTAAACGTGTTCAAATTATTGCTGCGTTTGAAGAGGCATTAAGACATGATTTTAAAATACGTTCTTTAAGGTTATTTAATGAGTTAGGTACTTTTGTGTATGTAAATGGTAGACCTGACCACCAAAAAGGACAACACGATGATTTAATAATGGCGATGGCAATGTCTATATATGTTGGGGAAAGTTCATTTAGTCAATTGGAAAAAGTAACCGAACAGACAAAGGCTATGTTAGATAGTTGGTCTGTATCAACAAACGAATATAAAGAAACTTCTAGTAATTTTAATCCATCCATTCCTGTTATGCCAAATGGAAATAATAATCGTGGTATGAATCAGAACCCAACCAGAAATGATTATGAGAAGTATTTATGGTTATTCGGTAAGTGATGTTTAATTTAATTAAATATTTCATACTATTTATGTAAAAAGTAATTTAATGGCAGAAAATAATTTAACAATATGGCAAAGATTAGGTCAGGTATTTGGTCCTGATTCTACTTTGGACCAACAAGCGCCAATATATAAGTTTGATAAAAGGGAATTATTAAAGACTCCAAACAAACAGGAGTACGAAAGAGAAAAACTTCAAGCACAACAATCTTTATATTTAGGACAACAATGGACAAAGATTGAAAATAATCTTTACACACAAGCCGTTTATTATGAACCAACGAGACTTGCGTCTTACTATGATTATGAGAGTATGGAATATACTCCCGAAATATCAGCCGCGTTGGACATATATGCCGAAGAATCAACAACAACAAATGAAGATGGATATATATTACAAATTTATTCAGAGAGTAAACGTATTAAATCAGTACTTGCTGACCTATTCAACAATAGACTTGACATTAATACTAATTTACCTATGTGGACAAGAAATACTTGTAAGTTTGGAGACAACTTTGTCTACTTAAAATTAGACCCTGAAAAAGGTATTATGGGTGGACAACAATTACCAAACATCCAAATTGAAAGATTGGAAAGAGGTATGAAATATTCACCTACAAGAAGTAGCAATTCAACTGAAAACGATTCTTTGAAATTCATATGGAAAGAAAAGGATATGGAGTTTAACACTTGGGAAGTTGCTCACTTTAGATTATTAGGAGATGACCGAAAACTTCCATACGGTACTTCCATGTTAGAAAAAGCCAGAAGAATTTGGAAACAATTATTATTGGCAGAAGATGCTATGTTAATCTACAGAACATCAAGAGCACCAGAAAGAAGAGTATTTAAAATCTTTGTTGGTAATATGGATGACAAAGATGTTGAACCATATGTAAACCGAGTTGCTAACAAATTCAAACGAGACCAAATTGTGGACCCGTCAAATGGTAATGTTGATTTGAGATATAATCAAATGGCGGTTGACCAAGATTATTTCATTCCTGTTCGTGACCCTAATGCTCCGAACCCAATTGATACTTTACCTGGTGCTACTAACTTGTCTGAAATTGCCGATATCGAATATATCCAAAAGAAACTACTTACAGCACTTCGTGTACCTAAAGCATTTTTAGGATTTGAAGAGGTTGTTGGAGATGGTAAGAATCTGTCATTACAGGACATTAGATTTGCTCGTACAATCAATAGAATTCAAAAATCTATGATTCAGGAGTTAAATAAAATTGCTATTATTCACCTTTACCTTTTAGGGTTTGAAGATGAACTTAACAATTTCACATTAGGACTTACTAATCCATCAACACAAGCCGACCTTCTTAAGGTTGAACAATGGCAACAGAAGATTCAGTTATATCGTGATGCGGTTACTGACCCAGGAAATGGTATATTACCCGTTTCTTCATCATGGGCTAAGAAACATATTCTTGGATTCTCAGATGAGGAAATTAAGTTGGATATACAACAACAACGTATTGAAAAAGCGGTTGCCGCTGAACTCGAAAAGACCGCTGAGGTTATTACCAAGACAGGTATTTTTGCAAACATTGATAAGTTATATGGAAACAAACCTGGTGAAGGTGGAAGTGCAGCACCTGAAGGTGAGGTTACGGAACCGGCAGATACAGGATTTGGTGACTTAGGAGGTGGTGGAGATGCCTTTGGTGACTTAGGAGGTGGTGGAGAAACTGCACCGGCACCTGAAGCAGGTGGTGGAGCTGAAGCAGCAGCACCTGCACCTGAATTGGCTCCTGAATCAAGAAATATGGATGACTTAAATCTTATCTTAGAAGACGACATGTTAACGGGTATCGATTCATTAGATTTGTCTAAAGGTAAGAAGTCACTTTCAGAAATGGACGACAAATTGGGCGAGTTATTAAATTCGTAATATTTATAAAATAAAATATTATGAAACATTTCGGACAAATAAAAACAAAAATTGAAGAGTCTATGGTTAAACTCTATGGTAAAGAGGGTTTTAAGTCACATATGAAGAACTTCAAGAAAAATGTTTTAGAGAATAAAAACGTATCAAAGATTTACTATATCTATGATGACCTATCATCAAAAAAAGGTATAGATAAAGAAATTGCCTCTGACTATGTAAACGAGTCAATAGAACAATTACAGTCACTAATTGAAAAGAGCAATAAAGAAATTTTAAAATTAAGTGAATGGATTGATTCTGTATTAAGTGAAGAAAAAATGAATAACTATTCTGATATTGATAATGTTGTTTATAACAACAAATCAATTAAAAATTTAGAATCAGTTTTAGAATCAAAAAAGAATATTAAAAACATTATTATTTCAAATAAAGAAGAAAAAGTAGTAAAAGAATCTATTAATATTCCTTTATCTTCAATGTTAAAAATAGCTTCAAATTCATTTAATAGAGAATTTGAAAATATTAATGAGTCCGAAAAAGAAGAATTAAAATCATTATTATCTTTATCTAAAAAAGAAATTAATGAAAAATTTGAAGAGGTAAAAGAATCTGTATTATCTAAATTAAATTCAAATTTGAATGAATCAAAAGATTCTGAAATAACAGAAAGAATAAACCTAACAATAGAAAAAGTTTCAGAATCAAAAAGTGATTTAGTATCACTTTATAAACTTAAACAATTAAATGAAGGATTATGAAAAAAGTTTTAGAATTTATCAAAAAAGTATATTCAGTATGTAAAGACTGGATTGTTTCAAACGGTGTAGAAGGCGTATTAGGTCTTTTAGTTGGTTTGGTACTTTGGATTATGGGATATAAAATTTGGGCAGGTTTCTCATTCGGTGTATTTGCAACACGAAATTGGGATATCTTAAAGGCTTGGGTTTTATCTAAATTTAAAAAGTAAGAAAACAAAAGAAAAATAAAAAAGGGGTCGATGACCCCTTTTTTTGTTAATAATCATTATAACTATCTTTTAATTTTTGAACATATTTGGCTTTCTTAATTTTTTCTCTTCGTTTTACACATTTCTTTTTAAACTCTTGACGGTCACGTAAATTTTCAATTTGTTTTGTTTTAATGACTTTGTACTTATACCTTTTCAGAGCTCGGTCAATAGTTTCGTTCTTTCCTACTGTAATTATAATCATATATGAGTATTATCTTAATAAATATCTTATTAGTAGTCAAGTTTTGACTTCGTTTAAAAATTCTTTTATTATTAACAAAAATAAACTAAAGAAATAGTGAAATGAATGAAAAAAGGGAAGACATCAAAATTAAACATTTTTGATAAAGCGAAGTGTTTTTATGGAACGGTTGATTCAAAAGAATTAAAATCAATATACATAGTAATACAATCTTGGGTAGAACCAACAAAAGAAGTTAATAATTGGGATAGAGTTACAGGTAATTTAAAAAGACAAATACAACATAATTTATTAGAATCAGTTGACGTATTAACATTTGAAAAACATTCAATAGTAGATTTAGATTTAAGAACGAGTGGTATACAAATGGACAAAAGGTCATTCTTAAATTTAGAAATTACATTATTTTTGAAGAATAAAGATGAGGATTTTAAATCAATATTTTTAAGAGATAAAATTAAAAAAATTGTTACCTCTGTTTACACGGATGAATTATATACATCAGAGTATTTTACATTATCAAAAACAAAAACACAGAAAGTTTGATATTTATTGTAAAATTCTATTGTGAATATAATAATAACCGAAGAACAATTAAAAAAATTTAAAAATCATCTTAAAGAAGAAAAAAATTCTTTAGATGCTTTAAATAATTTTATAGATAAGAACAAAATTTATGAAAGAGGTTCTTTAAAAATTTATTTAAAGAATATTGAATTGACGGGTGATATGGATGACCCATCAATTGAGGCAACATTAGACAAGGTTATTTTTGATAAAAAAGATGTTACAGATTTTGCAATAAATTATGCACTATTTGATGAATGGACTAGTGATGATACACCATTGGCAACAACATTAAAAATTTATATCGCCAAAAGTTTAGATAGAATGGTTAAAAGAGCATTCAAAGATGAATTAAATGAATACAATGTTGTTTTACACTTATTTGAGTAACATAATATATTTATAAAATAAAACTCATGAGAATATTAGGACCACAAGATACAGGTAAAGGAATTTTAGTAGAATGGGATGCTGGATATATTTCACCAAAAGATTCACGTAATGCAGAAGTTATTCAAGAATCTTACGGACAATTGGAACATTCTAAACCATTCGTTTTTTATGCCGTACTTCAAAAGTATGATACACCAAACAGAAACGGTCGTATCTATCCAGAAAGAATTTTACGTAGAGAAGTAGAAAATTATAAAAAGGCAATTGAAAAAGGATTGTCTATTTCTGAATTAAATCACCCTGAGTCATCTTTAATTGACTTGGACCGTGTATCTCATCTTATCACTGATATGTGGTGGGAAGGGAATACATTAATGGGAAAGATTAAGTTATTGACTTCACCAGGTTTCCACGAAAGAGGTGTTGTTTCATGTCCTGGTGATATGGCAGCAAACTTAATGAGACAAGGTGTTACAATGGGTGTGTCTTCTCGTGGTGTAGGTTCATTAGTTAAAAAGGGAGAAAGAAACGAAGTTCAAGACGATTTTGAATTAATCTGTTTTGACTTGGTATCTTCACCATCCACACCTGGTGCATATTTGTTCTTAAATAAGGACGATAAAAACAGATATGATGAGAATCTTGAGGAGGAAACTAAGTCGAGGTCACAAGAAGGTAGAATAGACGGTGGAAAAGGTTTAAACAAATCTCTTGACTTAATGAAGAAATTGTCCGATTATTTAGGGTATTAAAAAAACTTAAATTATGGACGAAAAATATTTTGTAGCAAAAATTCAGTATGATTTACCCGATGAGAATAGTGGTAAAATCAAAAAAATTAGAGAAGAAAAATTAGTTAGAGGAATCAACGTAACTGATGTTGAAGCTAAAGTAACTTCTAAATTTATAGGTTTTCCACACGATTGGAGAATAACAGCATGTGCTGAAAGTAAGATTGATGAGGTTTACGAGTAATATCTAATTAAGGACAAATAATTTTTAAAATCGGGTTAATACCCGATTTTTTTTTGCTAAAACATTAATAAAATAACTTTTTTTATAATTCAGAATATTTATTAAGAAAAAATAAACATTTGCGCAATAAAAAAAATGGCAGACAACACAAAAAAATCATTGGTTGAAGAGGCATTATTACAAATGAAAAATTTGGAAGAAGCCGTAACTGAAAATGCAAAAGGAATACTTGCTTCTACTATGAAGGAAGAAATCAGTGAATTAGTAAAAGAATCATTATCTGAAGAAGATGAAATGGTTGACACGGACATCACCGTAGAACAAGAAGGTGATGAAGAAGAAGTTGATATGGAACTCGGAATGGGTGACATTGATGCGGATGAAGATTCTGAAATGGAAGACGGAGACGAAGGTGGTGAAGAAATTGACATGGAAGACATGTTGATGATGGACTTACCTGGTAGCGAGTTGGAAGTTGATGATGAAGAAGAAGTTTTACTTCCTTTAGACTTAACAGGTGCTTCAGACGAAGAAATCTTGAAAGTATTCAAGGCTATGGGTGACGAAGATGGAATCATTGTTAAACAAGACGGTGACGAAATCCACTTAAGCGATGAAGATGAAGACGTTGAGTACATTATTCAAACTGAATCAGAACACGAGCAAAATGAAATGGATTCTATGGAAAACATGGATTTGGAAGAAGAAATCGTTTTTGAAATTGAGATGGAAGATGATGAAGAAAAGGATGGAAAAGAAACCGGAGAGGTTGATGAAGAATGGGGTGGTAAGAAAGGTGATGATTCTAAATCACACAAAGATTACGAAACTACTGAAGAATGGGGCGGTAAGAAAGGTGATGATTCTAAATCACACAAAGATTACGAAAATGAAGGTGAAACTACTGAAGCTGCTCACACATTAGGTAACGGTTCAAGAAATGACAAAACTAAAAAGTCATTACCTAAAATGAAAGTTAAAACTAATGAAAGTGAATTAAAGGCTGAAGTTCAATCTTTAAGAGCTAAAAACGAAGAGTACAGAAAAGCATTAAACATCTTTAGAGAAAAGTTAAATGAAGTTGCTGTATTTAATTCAAACTTGGCTTACGCTACTCGTTTGTTCACAGAACATTCAACAACCAAGCAAGAAAAAATAAACATCTTAAGACGTTTCGATTCGGTTGAAACACTTAAGGAATCTAAGACTTTGTATAAGACTTTGAAAGAAGAATATGAAGGTAAAGAAGTTGTAGTTAAAGAATCAGTTGAGGCTAAAGTACAAAAATCTCCTTCTAAAGGTTCTGCAACAAATCTTATCGAGTCTAAAACTTATGAGAATCCTCAATTCTTAAGAATGAGGGATTTGATGAATAAAATTACAAAATAAAACAAAACTTAAATAAATACTAAAATGGGAGCATTATTAGAATCAGGTCTTGTTGGTAACATCGGTCTTAAGCACTTGAAAGTTATCAAAGAAGACACAATCAACAAATGGGACAAATTAGGATTCTTAGAGGGTCTTAAAGGTCACGTAAAAGAGAACATGGCGCAATTGTACGAAAACCAAGCGTCATATTTAATCAACGAAGCGGCGTCTTCAGATAACTCAGGTTCTTTCGAAACTGTAGTTTTCCCAATCGTGAGAAGAGTATTCTCTAAATTGTTAGCTAACGACATCGTTTCTGTACAAGCTATGAACTTACCTATCGGTAAATTGTTCTACTTCGTACCTAAAATCCAATCTTATCAGTACGAAACTTCATACGGTTCGCAACACTACGCACCTTATGGAGCACCAAACGCAACGTCTGACCAAACTCCAGAATCAGGTTATTCTACAGGTAAAAACTTGTATGACCGTTTCTATGAGGGTAACGAACCAACTTTGGACCCTCCAGGGTTATTTGACTACTCTAAAGGTCAGTTCAGTGCTGTTACATCGGCTACTGTTACACAAGTTTGGAATTCTACCACAGGTGAATTAAACGCTGGTGTTTATTCAACAACTAACGGTGGTACTACTGATGGAGCTACAACAGGTGGTCCAATCCACAGAAAAGTTATTATCGCATTGTCAGGTTTCTCTGATGCAGGTGCTGGTAAATTAATCGGTCCTGATGGTCAGGATATGGATACTGAGACTTTCTTGTCTGACTTACAAATTACTGCGGTACAGGGTGCTACTTATTCATTCTCAGGATTAGGTACATCTGCACTTATCTTCAGAGTTGTTACTCAGAAGTATGGTAAGGGTATCGTTCAGTATGGTAGCTCACAGGCAACAGATTTCTACTATGGTAGTAATGCTGGAAATGGTGGTTCTTATGACAACATTTGTGACGCTGCTGGTGTTATCTACTTAGAAGTTGACGTTCAAGTTCCTGCATCTATTGGTGCAGCATCTATGGATGGATATTCAGGATGGACATTAACAGCAAACGCACCTTTAGCATCATTCAATGCAAGTTGGAGAACATACGCTAACTTAGAATTCGAAGATAGAATTGGTGAAGTTTCATTTGACTTAGAGTCAGTAACTGTTTCTGTTACAGAAAGAAAGTTGAGAGCTCAATGGTCACCTGAATTAGCACAAGACGTTTCTGCTTTCCACAACATCGATGCTGAAGCTGAATTAACAGCTTTATTGTCTGAGCAAGTTGCAGCAGAAATCGACCGTGAAATCTTAAGAGACTTAAGAAAAGGTGCAGCTTGGACATTACGTTGGGATTACAACGGATGGAAGAGAGGTACTTCGGCTAATCCATTAACTCAATACACTCAGAAAGACTGGAACCAAACATTAATCACAGCTATCAACCAAATCTCTGCACAGATTCACAAATCTACATTGAGAGGTGGAGCTAACTGGATTGTTGTTTCTTCTGAAATCTCAGCTATCTTTGATGACTTGGAGTACTTCCACGTTTCAAATGCATCTCCTGAGCAAGACCAGTACAACATGGGTATCGAGAGAGTTGGTACTTTGGCAGGTAGATATCAAGTTTACCGTGACCCTTACTTCCCACCTAACACAGTATTGTTAGGACACAAAGGTAACTCTTTGTTGGATACAGGTTACGTTTACGCACCATATGTACCTCTTCAGTTGACTCCAACTATGTACAACCCATTCAACTTTACACCTATCAAGGGTATCATGACAAGATACGCTAAGAAAATGGTTAACAACCGTTTCTATGGTAGAATCATCGTTGATGGTGTTAGAACATTCGACTTGAGAGAATTGAGATAATTTAACTCAAACTGAATAAATAGGAAGGGGACCAATTGGTCCCCTTTTTTATTTTGATATGTTACTAATCTTAAACAACTGCGAGTTGTTCTTCTTTCATCATTTCGTATGCTCTTGCTAAACGAGTCATACCGATTCCACCACCAAAACGAGGGAAGAAATCAAATGATAAGAATTCTTCTAATTCTCTTTCAACTCTTTCTTTCCCGAACAATTCAAACAACTTAGCGGAATAACCGCCATTTTCGATTGTATAGAACATTTCTCTCATTTCTTCAACATTAGATGAACGTTCTGCAGAACCTATGGTTTCTTGACCATATAAAATAACATCTACTTTATTGAAGATACCATCTCCCTTGTGTTTCATATTCCAAAAAGGGTTTGTTCTTAATGGGAAATGTTGTAATGAAACAACTGAACCTTTTTCCTCCCACATTCTTTGTTCGTGTTCGTTTTCTAAAATTTTAACACCACCATATTCCTCACATACATCATTATAGTTAACTTCTACAGGTCCATCAAAACCTAACCATTCTAATAATTCAGACTCAAGTTTTAACATTTCTTTTATTCCTCCTTTTGATTCAAATTCAAACATAGGGAAGATAAGTTCGTGTCTACCAGGTATGGGTTCTTTTTCTTCTCTGTAAGATGTTGAAACACAGAATACACCTTCCCACTCAGGGTTTTTAAGTAATTCATACTCTAACCACATTTGACCTGTTTGTGGTAATGGCCAAATCTCACCTGAATATTCAAAGGTTTTTACAGAGTGTGGATTTTCACACGCAGCCAAAATTGATAATCTACTTTGTGTAGGAACTTCTTTGAAGTTTTTGTTTAAGAAGAATTCTCTCATCTTCTGTACTAATTCATTGTACGTTTTTGTGTTTTTCATTTTGTTTTGTTTTTGATTTTATTTTTGTTTATTTAGTTTTTATTGGGCAAAAAAAAGAGGACTAATAAGTCCTCAATTAAAAATATTATTCTGATTTATGAATTTCAGGTTCAGGAAAATCATTTTCCGTCATCGGTGGTGGAGTCGTTAAAACTCTAATCGCCTTTGATATGACTTCTGATTCTTCCATTCCATATACCCCTCTTCTGTGTCCTGAACGAGTGGCGTGTATCACACAATACAAAGCTTGTTCTTGGGTCATTTGGTCAACAAATTTACTTAAATCTTCATTAGAGTAATAGTTAATTATTTCAAACAGAGTTCCCTGTGGTGTGGGTTGATTTTGTTGGGTATTTTCTTCCATAATCTATTTTCTTTGATATTTATAATATATATAACAAAAAGGATAAAAAAATCAAGTATGTCTGAATATATTTTAAGTGAAGATTTAGCCGTTTGGTTTGGTAAAAAAAAGAAACCAAAAGGAAGTAAACAACCAAAAGGGCCATGGGTTGATATTTGTCGAAAAGACAAAGATGGTAAACACCCCCCATGTGGTAGGTCAGATGCAGATAAGGGTGCATATCCTAAATGTAGAGCAGCGGGAGTTGCGGGTAAAATGTCGGCTGCGGAAAAAAAGAGTGCGTGTGCACAAAAAAGAAGAGTCGAAAAGAAAGACTCTCAAACAGGAAAAGGACAAAAACCAAATTGGGTTTCACATAAGAAAAAAGAATCTACAGAACGATTGGTTAATTTGGTTGTAGAGAAATTTAAGGTATCTTCAGATGAATACCAAAAGTTATATGAGGATGACACTTACTTATTGGTGGCTCCTTTGACACACAACGCATCGTGTAAGTATGGTGCAAATACAAAGTGGTGTACAACAAACAGAGACAGTGATGAGATGTTTGATGAACATATTATTGGTGGAGTATTAGGTTATTTAATTATAAAAGACAAGGAATTATCAGATAGATTAAATAATACAAAGTTTGGATTGTATCGTGGTTGGAGTGAAGACCATGATAGATTATTAGTTTATGATGAATTAAATAATGAACATTTAAATGGTGCACAGTGGTTATCTAACGAATTTGAAAAAATAGATAAAGAAATGGACCTATTTAAATTAATGAGATTGTATAATGACTATTACGATTTTATGGATAAACCCTCAAAAAGAAAAATGAAAAATTTAAAAGAATCTATTAAGACAGTTTTGTCTTCGTATGTTAATACAAAACAAAATATTTCAGAAGAATTACAATATCATATTGATAATAATATCCCCGTGTCAGAGAACATATACAGAGTTGGTAGTGAAAAGTATTTTGAGATAATAAAAGAAGCCAGAAAGTTAAGAAATGAGGGACATTACTTTAACGAAGAAGATAATGAAATATTGGATTCGGATTTGGGTAAGTTCTTTATCTATGAAGGTGAAAGATTACCATTGGATTTCCCGATGATTAACGAAGCTGAATATCAGGGTAAAAAAGTTGAATTGGGTAAACCAAAAAAGGGGGGTTCTAAAAAATGGTATGTTTACGTTAAAAACCCTAAAACAGGTAAAATTGTAAAAGTATCTTATGGTTCACCTGTTATGACTGCCAAATGGAACGACCCAGGTGCAAGAGCATCGT